ACACTTTATCACATAACGTCTCAATCATCCACGCTTGAATATCACGCCATGTATCGCGCTCATCGAGTACACCCGCACGGATTGAGGAGTACGAAACCCCCTCTAAATCTCCTGATAAGTAGTTATACGAAACTCCCAAACCTGAAGAAACACCGCGTAAAGTTGATTTAACAAATTCAGCGAATGCGGTTGTCGGATGTGAAGGGTCAAATGTTTTAAAATCCCATCCCTCCGGAAGAACTTCAAACGCTCCCGGCTCTGCGTCCTGAATGGGTGTGCCGTTGTCGTCGTCGTCACCGTGATAGCTCTCCCCTGCCGGTGAGGTGTAGAATCCCATCTTAGCAGCAGCGACACGAGCAGCCGTTAGCTCTGCCTCTTCGTACCCCTCTAACATTTTTAACCGTGTCATCGCGGTACGCAACCACGTAACACCGCGCCCTTGACTTGATCGTGATGGAATAAAGGCGTGGATTATTTCATCCGCAGGGATACGCTCTACCTTATTCCCTAAAGTAGTTGATTGAAGCGATGATGGGTGATACTTGAAAACATGATAAGCGATAGCCCTACCATTATCATCGTATTCAATGCCCATAGATATTTGGCGAGATATATCATTTAAACGCTCATTAAGCATATCCGATTCGATTAATTGAAGCTGTAGCCCTTTTTTTCGATCAAATAAAATTCTGACTAAAACCTCTCCGTCGGTTGCAACCGATTCGATGAATAGGTTTTGAATATCGCGCCATGAATAACGACCTGTCACGTCACAATTGCCCTTTTTACCCCACTTATAAAAAGCATCCTCTATCATAGAATTAGCCATAGTGTCGAGTGACCCTTTGGGGTCTTTACTTCGCACTTGCAGGGTAATACCATTTGAACCTACTACGTTTTTACGCACCATTTCAAGGTATTTTTTAACGTAGTCGTTATTCCGTGAGAGTTCACGAGCACGAGATCGCAATACGGTGATAGAGGATTGTATTTCTCGATCGGCGGTTTGGCTAAATGCTTGCCACGATGAGAACAATCGCCCTATATTTGCCCCTGAATAGTTGCGCTTTGCGTTCTTTTGATCGGTTGGTTTGTAGCCGAAACGTGCCATTAATCCTTCAAACATTAGAATCTCACCAAGATTTTATTTTTTGAGCCTAAACCAGATTTAATACGTTCCGATGCTTCCTCATTCGCTATCTCGCGCTTGTAGGTAGATCGTAGTTTTAGGAGATGTTCGGATGAAAAATACTTGATAGATCGCCCGTTAATAGTCATTTCTGACTGTGATTGCGTTGCAGTGCCTTCGATAGTCGCTTCGATAGCGTCAAGGACTTTGCGAGCGTGGGATTTATAGGATAGGTCAGTAACTTTTACGCGACCCTGCAGTAGAGTTGTTTTATCCGATGTGGATTTGTTGATGATGACGGCACGATAATTATACTCGCCAGTTGTAATGCCAGTGATTACCGCCGATAGGGTAAAATTTATTCCATCGTCCAAAAATGTAAGCGTAATTTCCCCGATCTCATATTTTAGAGTGTAGTCAGCAGGGGAATAACCATTAAGGTTAATTTGCTTCGTGACAGTATCGCCGATAAAGAGAGAATCAAGTGCTAAGTTATCCATTGATACAATTTTCACATTTTGAAAAGCGTAAAATTGGAAAAGATTAAATTTTTATCTAATCACCAGCTTTTGGCCCAAGAACCTCGCGGTTTTTTCTGTTTTGGTTCTTTAGTTTGTTTCACTATCCCTATCGCTCCTCGATGTTTCAATAGTTCAATATCAACACCTGCAATAAATAATGACGAATATGCATAAACACGGCAGTCTAAAGCTTCGTTTCTCGCACGTCGCTTTTCCCATTGTCCTAATTTATTTCTTTTTTCAGCTGTGAGTTGTTTAAAATATTCCTCACTATATATTTGTTCATCTGGAAAGTGCATAAATCCCGCACCTATTACTTTGGTATTTAGATGAGAATAAATCACGTCTTTTGCTTGATTTACACCGATTAAGAATAATTGTATTTTCCCCTTATTTGTTCGTGATGATGTTCTAGGACTAATTGGAGCGTCCACTCTGCTATTCCCTTTTATTGCATATACTCTACGTGAAAATTTAGTCTTACAAAACGCATACGCTTCTTTAGCTCTATGTCCTTGCGTATCTAGACATCCACAAAATGGTCGCATTAATGCTCCACCTTCAGTAGTCCATGTTTTCAATAAGTATTCATCGAAACTATCCCATACCTCTTTTTTTGATGTGTCCCCGTGAAAGATTTTATAATCAATACTCCATGACTCCTCACCTTCACCCCATGCTACAATCTCGCACTCTATACGATCATCTTGCGTATCGGCTCCAAACGTCAATACAAGTGCGCCGTTTGGAACTTGTGCTGGATAAGTTTCTTTTTTATCTAAGAAATTATTTGTATCTATTTTATCGAAGTCCTCCTCCCATGTTCGAGCTAAAACCTCTGAATAAAATGCTTTTAGTTTCAATCGTGATCGTGAGGCCTGTAAAAACTCTCTTACAATATCCGGCCACGTTACGTTAGGGGAGTATGATAGCATCGCCCAAGGATGGAACGATCTTATTCCCTCTTTTAGTGCGCTTGGATTTTCAGCTATCCATACACCGCGCTTATCCATCTCTCTTTTGTGTTTATCTTCTATTTTTTCATTACATGATTTACATAAAAAATGAGCTGTTTCTGGGTAGTGTTTGAGCGTTTTTCCTGTTGCTTCGTCAATATCTTTATCCCATTTCATATCTTCAAAGTCAAATTTCTGCATATAATTACAATGGGGGCATGGCAAGTATCTATACTCTTGCGTCCCACGTTTAAACCAGTAGTCTATAATTGACACTCCATCAAGCTCCTCAACCTCTGGATTATATTCTGATCCGATAACTTTACCACCTATTATATTTTTTCTATCCCAAAAATCCGAAGTACGACGAAACATTGTATTTATGGTGTCCCCTGCTTTTCCTGCCTCTTTTTTCCATGTGTCTACTTCATCCCCAACAACCACACGGGCTGTACGTCGGTTCATATTCCTATCGGATTCTGATCCTAAAAATTCGATATATCCTCCGGGATAAATTTTCTTTACCGTCTTTTCCTTTTTAATGCGCCCTCTCATGTTAGGTGTTTCGATAAGCTTTGATATTTTGTGATTGTCACGTATCATCGGCTCAAACTCATCTTCAGCATAACCCTTAGCCTCTGAGTCGTTTGGCTGATAGTGTAGCTGTACGGATGGCCTCTGATCTATAAAATAAGCGTGAGTAATACCTAGAAGTTTAGTAAATCCCACACGCGTTGGCTTTTTCAATACTATAATTTTGGATTCGTAATCAGTCATTGCATTTAAAATATCAATCTGCCACGGGTGTGTTTTCCATTTTCCCGGTGTTGCTGATGACTCAGGCGACAGAAGAAAATTATCATCCGCCCACTCAGTACCATTTAAAAGTGGTTTGGGTCTGAGGATTTGTATAGCGTGATTGATAATTTCTAATTGCTGATCGCTTAAATGTTCCATTGATACCCACTAATAAACTTTTTCATGCGATTTATTTCATCTGATAACCACTTTACAGCTTCGAGTGGTACATCTTGATTATGGCTTTTGAGTTGGATGGGTAGATCATCGAGAAATTTGTTAAGCGGGTTAAATATTTCTTCCACTGCTGCTTTTGCTTCATTGATATAAATTATTTCGCCCTCTTCTTTTAGGAATTTTTGACGGTTAATTCTCGAAGTCCAGTAATCTTTCATTACTTGTACACGTTGCGATGGGTTTTCTACGTTTATCAGGAGCGCGTCTAATTCTTCGATGTTCTCAGTATTGTAGATATTTGGATCAATGCTATTTTGTGGGGAATGGTTCTGCTCTTTTTTAAAATCTTTGCGTGATGATTCGATAGCTTGTATAGATTTTTCTAAATAGAGCTTCTTTCCGTTTTGAGTATAGCATTTATCTAAAATTCCAGTCCTTACATACTTCGAAACCATTGCTCCTGATACTCCAATATGTACGGCCAACTCTCCTTTCGTAACTTCTGTCATATTTAACCTTTTTAACCTTTTTTTTATTTATGGTAAAATTGCCATAGGCAATTCATAAATACCCTTTTTAACCAACTTTTAAAACTTAAAAAATAGCGTAAATTCGGGCGTCGCATTACCCTTATTTGGCATCCCGCCCACAGTACCTTGAAGTACCCCCACCGCTTGACATTCCCCCATCATTTCGCCGTACTCATAGCAAAATCAAAATTTTTAGCATATCTATCTTGAAAGTTAGTTTGTATATTCATATCTGCTATCCCATAGAAGTCAAACCGCTTTTTATAGTTTGGAGTTCTTACAAATAAAATAACCGGCTTTATATTTCTCCCACTATGCCCTGTCTTTGCCCATATGCCCGGCGCAAACTTTCCTCCGTTAGACATAAAATACACTACACCATTGATTACTTTAGCTTTATTCTTTCTATCATACTTTGTTTTTTTAATCTTCGCATATCGTGCCATCTTGTCGCGTGTTTCTTGCTTCATGTTACCATCAAACCCAGCTTTGCGATACGCTCCAAAATATGAGATAAGCATAGACGAAAAACTTCCTTTGATATTTCCATATTGGTCAAGCTTTGCTCCTGCTGCCGGAACTGCTATCATGTTGCTATTCATAAAGCCGCTGCCTATCATTGCTTTCTCAAACCTTTTAAGCGGTCTGTCTCCACCTGCGACATGGTGAAGCAATACAGCTTCAGGTGTTTGACCCTTACCCATATCCCACGGACTTACTTCTATCATACCTGCTAAATTGGTTTTGGTTGATTTCTTTACCGTGAATGCAGTATTTAAATACTTCATATTAGGCTTATCGAATATAGTCTCGAATGATTTAAGATAATCATCTTTGATTGAGTATAAAGAGTCATTGATAGTCTTAGATAGTGCAAATGTTGCTTGCTTAGATGATACCTTCATAAACTCTGATACGTCGTATACATTACTATTAATTGTTATCACTCGAACATCCCCATACTATAATGACTTCCGATAGTACGCACCGATCGGTTAAACTGTTGAGCTACATACGCTAATGCGTCCTCATGACTGTACCCGATTGATATTGCATGGTAGTAGGCTTTTTGCTGTTGTTTATACTCAAAATCTTTTTTAGGTAGGTATATCCGGCATCCGCCATGAGTATTAATTAATTCGTACAGCTTATCTTCTCCGACAATATCCGCAATATGAATTAGTTGCAGGTCAATAACTGCCATATTTATATCCTTAGGGTAAATTCACCGCCATAATTAAATTATAGCATTTTATTGAAACAAAAATTATTGATTATCTAACTATCATACTTCTTAAGAATTCCCATAAACTACCAATGATTACAATATCAACATAATCGAATCTTGGTGTTAATAACA